CGATCGAGCCGCAGCTCGTGCGTGTCGCGCGCCGTTATGGCGTCCGCCGTGACCCGGTGAAGTCATTCGGATCCACGCAGTTTTGCCAGGGCGTCCGTTGCTTCTCCGCCACAGTCAGACAGAGCTGCTGCCGAATCAGGTCTCGTACGCCCTTGAGCTCATTCTCCATCTGCTGGCGATCAGCATCGCTTTCAATGGCCTTCACTTCCAACACGGACACCTTTTGGGGAATCTCCGACCAGCCCGAGAGCAGTGCCCCAGCACTTAACCCGCCGACGAACAGCGCGGCCATGATCCCCGCCGCCTTCCAGACATCAGGGACACGCGCTAAGAGTCTGAGCAACGCCATGCGGGTCCTCCTGGAAAACGAAAAGCCCCCATCGCGCCCAGTGCGGGCGAAACGGGGGGCTCGTGGTTATGAGTTATCCCCAGTCCTCAGACCTAATGTGGGGTTTTCCCGTGGCTTAGGCAATAGTTCCTATGGTTCGGGCTTCCTTCCCGCTTGCGCGGGCCGATGCTTGCGCTAGCTTGTGGCATGGTCAAACGCATCAAAAATCCGGACGCCGCTCGACTGGCAAAGTTGCGTCATGCAAAGTTGACGCCCGAACAGCGGTCAGCAATTGCGAAGAAGGCGTCCCTCGCTCGTTGGGCCAAGACGAGGAAACCGTGATGCGCTACACCATCGTTCTACTCGCCCTGCTCGCCCTCCCCGCCATGATCGAGGGCCAGACGCTACCCGTGCAGTACAAGGGCCTCGTCGACAGCCTCATGATAGCGGTCGGTACCTCGCCGACATCGCTAGTATATGAGCGACCAGTCGCCCCGGGTTCCGCTCTCGTAACGGCCATCGGCGAATTCAATGTTGCGACGGGGGGGATGACATTGTCACCGATGGCGCCGCGGCCGCGGCATACCTTGGCGCATGAGTTCGGCCACCTGTTGCAGTTCACCGACATGGGGCTGTTCTCGGAATGGTTTCATCAGGTTGACCGAGACTCGCTAGCCGGGCCGACAGTGGACGACCTCGAACATTTTGCTGATGACTTCGCCGATACATGGGAAGCGCTCGCTTCTCACAAGATCAAGGCGGCGACACGCGGCCGGCGGGCAGTCATCGCGACTTACTTGCGCAATCGGGCACCATTCATGAGCGAGAGCTCCGCACGGTAATCTCCGCATTCTTTAAGCAGTGGTGTAGGTGATCACGATAAGACCCTGGCGTCCGTTACCGCCGGACGTGAAGCTAACACCATCAGCACCCGCGCCCGCTCCCCCGCCGCCGTCGACTCCACCGGCACCACCGATTTGGAGGTTAGTCCCCCCCCCTCCACCACCGCCCGCGCCCGCCGTCGCACCGCCCGGCGCAGATGTGAATACGGTTCCTGCTCCACCATTGCCACCCCCAGCGCTGCCAGCCGCACCGCCGCTCGCCGTCCCGCCTGCTCCTCCAGCACCACCGGTCCCACTCACGGAGCTTGCGCCAGCTCCTCCAACGCCCGTCGTTCCTCCCGCGCCGCCGCCGCCGCCGCCACCGCGATTCCCACCGCCGCTTGATCCAGCGCCACCCGCGCCGCCATTGAAGTTGGCAGCAGCGCCCGTCCCGCCCGTTCCACCCGCACCACCGGAGGCACCGGGCGCCCCCGTTCCCTTCTTCGCGACGAGAGAGGTGACGTTGAATGTCGTATCTGTGCCATCGGCACCGGCCGCACCCTCAGAGCCGGAACCACCTGCGCCGCCCTGTCCGACGACATATGCGACTGTCGAACCACCCGGCGAGAAATTGGTGATCTTGCGATATTCCCCGCCACCGCCACCACCACCACCACCACCAATAGGAATGCTGATACGACTCGCCGCGCCGCCGCCGCCGCCACCGATCCCCTGTATGCTGTTGTTGGCTGCGTTGAAATCGCCCGGGACCGTCCAACTCGTCCCCGAGGTGAGGAAGATCACTTTGGTCGTGGCGGGGATCGGCTGCGCCGTGATTTGAGCCTGGCGGAGCATCCCCTCTGCCCCCGAACCGTTCGCATTCTCAAACGGCAACACACAGACGTACATGGTGGCCAATGTGGCGAGCGCCCCGAGATCAATGACCGCATTGCCCGCAGCATCAAGGACCACAAGGGTCCCTGCTTCGGTGGTGGCCTGGCTAGGAAACCCAGTCGTTGAGGTGGCCCAGCGGATAGCTCTACTGGCGGTCGCGCCGATGGTCAGGGTAACCTGTTGGGTGGCACTGATGGACAATGCGAGACTCGAAATATCCGGAGCCGCAAAGCCGATCCGGGTGCCGGCTTCTGTACTGCCCGTGATGTCCGCCCAGGAGCGCATGAATAGGGCGAAGGTCCGGAAGTCCTCGCTCGCAGCAGCGATGACGCCGATCGCCTCGACCTCCCCCGAGACCGGCCGGTCGTTCATCGGGTCGCGGCCAGCGAACAGATCCGTCGGGACCGCGACGCAGTCGCCCGGCTCGAGCTGCGGCTCGGGCGTATCGACCTCGAAGAACCAGAGCATCATCCCGGCACCGAAGGCCCCGACGTGCCGCTTGCCGATCCGGTCCGCCAGTGTCGCGCTTGGGATCCACTTCGTGATCACGTCCGGCAGCAGCTGGGGCGGGTCGATCCGCGCGCGCCCGAGCCGGAGGACCGCGGCCGCGTTCACCGCCTTGTGCTCCGACTGGTAGCGCTCCTCGGTGTCGTTCCATTGCCAGGGGATCCGTACCTCCGGGGCGCGCTGTCGATAGCCTGGCGTCACCGATGTCCACTTGATCCGCTCGCGGGGGAAGACGCGCGCGACCGCCTTGTCACCGAACATCCGGACCGACTTGATCCGCCCCTGCGAGGAGATGCGCGCCGAGCCGTCGAGGAAGTTGAGCGCATCGAGCTCGGCCTTCGCTTCCGACTCGGTCAAGATCTTCGAGACGAGCGTCGCGGCGTCCTGAATGCCCGGACCGAGGAAGCGACCCGAGACGCCGATCTTTGTGAGGATGTCGTCATAGGCAAATGCGAGGCTTTTGTTCGCATAGACGAGCGGCTGCGCGCTCTCCGTGACCGAGTCGAAGACGGGCAGGGTCCCCCGCTCGAGGCAGGTCACACCAAGCGCCGGGATGCCAACCTCGCCGTCGCCCGACTCCTCGTCGTCGATCAGGAAGTCGTCGATGTGCATCCAGCGCGGCCGCTCGGGCGTACCGACCCAGACCCGGAGTGTGACCTGGCCGATGAAATAGCCGCGGAGGAATTCGGTGACCCGATCGTAGGGGTTCTTTGGATCGCGCGGCAGAACGATGCGGGCGTTCGTTGTCTCCGCCACGAGCTGCAGCGGATCGACCGCCCAGCGCGCGGATTGGAGCCGCGCCCCATGGTGGAGCGGAACGGTCGTCAGCTCCCGCATTCCGAACTCGAATACCAGCGGTGTGGCATCGAGGTTCGGCGTCGATGTGAGGATGACCTGGCCCTTGCGGGTCTGCGTCTTCGTGATGCCGACGAGGTCATCTGTCGTCTGTCCGTCCGTGACGGTGACCCATGCAGCGTCGGCATCGTTGCGGAGTTGAAAGACGGCGGAGGCCCCGGGAGGGACATCGGCGCGGCAGATGAACTGGACCGTCTTGGTCGGTACGACCCCGAGGTCGAATCGCGAACCAGCGCCGGCGCCGGTGAAGGCAACCGTCGCCGTGCTCGGGTAGTCCCCCGACTCGACCCGGCAGCGGAGACACGCCCGGGTTGCCGCCCCACGCTCGGGCGATTCAAGGACCCACTTCCCGGTCAGGTCGAGGATCCGCATCTGCACGGTCTTGAGCGTCCGGCTGCCGGACACGATCACCGCAGTCGCCGAGTCCTGGCCCCATCCGACGTTCGTCGCCGGTGTCCCGTCCCGCTGCTGCGCCCAGATGAGGAACAGGGTGACCGGGCCGTCGAGGCTCGAGGCCGGGGTCGCAAGACTCGGGACGTAGCGCTTCGGGTGCGGCTTGTCGGCCTCCGGCTTCGTGGCCCAAGAGAAGACGACCTCCTCCGGCGTGTCGCCAGCCGTAGCGAAGACGCCGAGCGTGCTCGAAAGCGGCGTGACCTCAATGTCGAGGTGGTTCGAGAGCAGGGTCGGGTCGACCTGCGTTTGGTTCCATGCGTTGCCGCTCTCCGTCGCGCGATCGCCAAGCCTCGTGACGGCGTAGGGCCGCATCAGCCAGAGGTGTACGTTCCGCGGCTGCCCACCATCGACCCGGGGGTTCAGATAGGCAACAAAGCGATCAAGCGGGATGTCGCGAACGTCGTCTTTCCCCCATGCCATCCGAGCCAACAGGAAGGGACTCGCCGCCGCGCTGGCGTAGCTCCCGTCGAGGTCCTGCTGATAGCCATCCGAGACTGCATTCTCGACCAGCGTCTTGACCTTGTCAGCGAGGGCGACGCCACCATCGACCGGGAAGTCGACCGCGAGACCGGTGTGATAGTTGACGCCCGCCACGGCATCCCCGTTCGTGGCGAGGTTGTAGCCATGGACGACGAAGGCCCAGCCCCCCGGCCCGCTCGCCGACTTGATCCGCAGACGGAGCTCGCTCGTTGAGATAAGGCCGCCGAGTCGGATCAGCTCGTCCTCATGCAGCCAGCGGACGATCGCCCCATTCTGCCCGGCTGTTCGGAGGACCTCGTAGCGAATGGCCGCGCGCTCCGTCCAGGCGCCGGCGGCGGGGCGGGTGTCGATCGCTACCTCGACGACGTGCGTGTTCGTGCCGGCGCCCGGGATTACTGGCGTGATTTGGACGAGGAAGTGAACCTCGTAGAGGTCGTTCCCTGCCGGCGCATTCGCGAGGGTCAGGGCCGTCGTCTGTCCGGCGGCGGTCAGTGCGCTCGAGGCCGGGAAGTCGTGCGTCCGCAGCACAACCGAGTCGGCGAGCATCCATTGCGCGCGCCGGCGCCGCACGTCGGAGGAGACCTCGATCTCGGCGTCGATGAAAGTCCGAATCCTGGAGTCCGGGCGCCGACATTCGATCTCAAGGTCTGAGGTGAACCCCGCTCTCATGGGACGGCCAGCGCTTCGGCGAGCGTGTGGAGATCTCGGATGACCAGCAGGTCCAAGAGGACGCCGTAGAGCGAGACCGTAGTAGTGCCACCCACTTCAAGTGTCTGTATACCGAAGCTGGCAATGGGACCCGCCGCCGAACTCTCAGCCGTGAAACCACTGCCTACGTCGAGTTTGGTTAACCCGCCCGTCGTGAGCAGCCGATATTGCACACACATCTTCAATTCTGCACCAGCCGGGATGCCAGTTGTCTGCTGCACATCGGTCCCAGTGGAGTCGATGAACGATCGCAGTAGGCGTGTAGCCTGTTGAAAGTTGCCGCGGATCACGGGTGACGTGGTCGAGATTCGATAGACCTGGGGTTCAGAGCCCAGGTCGCCAGAGGCGTCGGCATGGATCGGCCGCGCCATCCGTGCTAGCGCGGTGAGATCCATTGGCCCGAAGTTGAACGGTAGGGTGAGGCTGTCCGCTGCCCGGGTGAGCGGTACGGTCAGCGTCGGGATCGCACTGCTGGCGAACGCGCCGAGTTCGAATTGCGGCACATCGACCCACACGTCAAAGACGGGCTGCGCGGCGGTGTTGGTGATGATGTCCACGACCACGCCGGTCGTGCTGCCCGGGGCCGTGCCCGCCACCAGCAGGCGATTCCATCCGGCAACGAGGGTGACTGGCGTCCCGGCACTGGTCGAGATGTACGCAGCGCCATTGTACCAGTCGATTTGCACGCGCATGGCCTGCCCAATGGCGCTACCCGTCGCGAAGACCCAGCCGCTTGCCGAATAAACGCTGCCCGGAGACGCAGCGGGCTTGGCGCCGCTGCGTGTGGTGATGACGATTCCCGAGAACGTGTTGAGGACGGTCGTGCACTTGAGCGCCCACGATCCCCTTAGCGCATGGGCATTGTCACGGACAACCGTCGAACCGGCATAGGAGCCCGATCCCACGATGTCGGCTTCGTAATCGCTGTTATCGAGGAGATTCTGGCGGATTCCCTCCAAGAGAATCCCCGGCGTTTCCCGAATCCCGTCGCCGTCGAGATCCACCCACTCGATGCGCGGCACGTTCGCTGCGGCCAGTCGGATGATGCCGTCGCGGTCGATATACGTGGCGCACGTCGTCGCGTCGGCCCGGGTGAACGTCTCCTTGATTTCTTCCGTGCGACCGATTCCCACGCTGCCTACCGCGAGAACTCCGTAGCGTTGCAGGGTCCGACCGCCGACACGCAAGAGAATATTTCGCTCCATCACCTCCATCTAGGCAGCCTCCTTCGCGCTATGCTCGGTCCACTCGAAGTCGACGCGCGGATAGAACCAGTTGCGGCCCCTCTGCTCGATCTCGATCGTCCCGAGCCGCGGCAGGGCAAGGACCGCCCGGTCCGCCTGCTCCTCGTCGTGAATGATCCACATCGGCCGATTGAGGCCGAATTGGTACTGGATCTGATCACGCGCGACGCTGTAATCCAGAGGAAGCATCAGCCGCATTGAGACCCGGCCCTTTCGGCGGACCCAGACGCCCGATCGGATCTCCCATCCAGACTGCGTAACCGAGGCGCTCCCGCCGATCTCATGGGAGTCCGGCGCGATCGGCGTATCGAGCAGCGCTGGCGACCAGGCCAGGTCGAGCCAAATGTTCACGACCTGCGGCTTCAGGGAGGCGCCCATCGCCGGGATCCGAACTCGCCAATATTTCCCGGACCGCATGGGGAACCGCTTGATCCACGCGCCCTCCTCGGTCCGGACGCCGAGGGCGTCGTCGATATCTCCAGTCGCCGTCACCGTCGGCAGGACACAATCGAACGCCACTTGCGCGCTCGAGAAGTCGGAGACGTCGGCGACCTCCCCGATCACCTGCTTCCCGGCCAGGTTGTGCCCGCGGTCGATCACGCAGGTATCGGCCGATCGGGAGCGATCGCACGTCACCGCGCCGCGGACCTCCGTGTTCGCCGTTTCGTTCGTCCAGTAGTCGAAGGGGTCGCGGCAGGCGTCGCCGATCCGAGCGAACTCATTGCCGGCAATCTCCCCAGCCCCCGAGGCGGCCGTCGCGGCGAGGATGTGTAGCGGGTAGATGCGCCGACTAAAGAGGTTGCGGACGAGGAAGACCGGCTGGCCCATATTATCCCCCTACCCGGACGAGGACGCCGCGCGGGATCCGGATGACTCGATCAAGGCGGGTCCGCCGCCCGAGTTCGTAGACGATCTCGTCCATCATCTCCCCCGTCGACGACGAGAGAATCTGCAGCGTGAAGCGGTCGATCCCTTCGGGCCGCAGGTCTGCGGCATTGGTAACCTCGACCGGCAGCGGCCTCGAGCGCCCGAATAGGCCGCCCAGCAGCCCACCGACGAAGCCGATGACGCTCGACTCGATCGGCGTCACGCCGGGCAGGGCCTGCGCGATCTGCGTGACCGACTGGAGGGCACTTTGCACGACCGCCTGCATTGACTCCGCCGCTGCGGCGCCCATTGCCGCGAAGGCCTGCGGCAGCTGCGACCGCAAGACGCTAACCGCCTTGACGTTCGCGGCCGTCTCCCGCTCTCGCGCCGCCGTGGTCTGCGCAATCGCGCGCGGCATCCCGGCTCGCACGAGCTCCTCGATCCGGAGCGCCGCCGTTACGTCTTGCTCGGAGGCCCACAGCATCCGGTTCGCGATCGCGGCATCCTCCGAGGCCTCCCGCGCATTCTTCTGCGCGTCAGTCGAGAGATTGATAGCGGCCGCCCGCCGCTCCTCGGCCGCGACCTGGATCGCGACATCGCGGGTCCGTGGATCGGCCTGCAATTCGTTCTGACGCATGCGCTGGCGCACGTCGAGGTCGGAGGCTAACTCCCCGCCTGGCATAAGCGCGCCACTCATCTTCTGACGGTCGATCGCCTGGCGCATTCCGAGGGCCGCGTCCTGCTTCGCCCGGGTCGCCGCATCGGCAAAGTCCTGCATCGCCTTGTTGATGATGTTCTGCTGCTCGGCGATCTCCCGGTTGATCTGCTCGAGCTCCTCGGGGCGCCAGCCACCGCCGATCCGCGGTCCCGACAAGAGAGGTGCGCGCTTGAACCGCTGGGCAAGCGTTGGCTGGTCGCGTTCCTGAATCAGGTCGGCGATCTTGAGTTGGGCAGCATGAGCGACGCCAGAGGGCCCGAGCTTCGCGATCTCGGCTATCATGTCCTTCTGCGCCTGCGCGTTGTCCCGAGCGTCCTTCGTCAGGGCGCGGATCGCGAAGCCGACCAGCGCGAGGCCGGCCACGGCCCCAACCATGAGCGCAGATCCGCCGCCGATCTGCAGCAGCCCACTCGCCACGCGCCCGAGCGGCCCCGGGATGCCCACCGCCTGGAAGGCAAGCATCCGGATCCCCTGCTCGACTCCCCGCACGCCTTGCCCGGCGTCCGGCCCGGAGCGCTTCAGTTGCCGGAGCTGGTCGTTCGCCTTCTCAAGTCCAGCCGAGAGGCCGGAGTCTGAAAAGAAGGCTCTTACCAAAAAGTCGAACGCTACGGTCGCACCCTCGCCACCAGATGTGGCATGGTTGTGTGCTTGTGACGATTGCAGGAAGCGCAGGCTGGCCGAAAATTGCTAGGCCAGTTGCTACCGCCGCGCGCTAGGGGAATAACATGGTCTAGGTGTTCCCAGGGAGCACCACAGATCCAGCAGCGCCAGCCGTAGAACGCGATCCGCGCATCCAATTGGGCGGCGGATGCCGTCCCTTGGGCTCTGATTTTCCTTGCCCTACGGCGATTTTCCTTGAAGCGGCAAAGCTCCCTGTGACGCTCACGATGTGATGCCTTCCATGCGTTCGCGCGCGCAATGATCTGCTTGCGGTGCGCTTCCAGATAACGCTGGAGCGCGGCGTCACGATCACCGCCGTAACCGTGCATTCGGCTGCGATGAATGCTAGCCGCCTTCAGTGTCGCGAATCGGTGCCCGCAATCCGAGCAGCCATACAACCCCGTTCCACGTTCCTGCTCGCGCTGCCACCGGCGGTAGTGCATCGGACAGAGACCGCGCGCGCCCCCGTAGATCGACTTCCTGCAGTGCTCGACCGAGCACGGGCGAGTCCCACGCCCCCAATGCAGGCGGGCGTGAACATCCAAGGCATCGGCCTTCCAGGCGGCTTGGTAGTGCCGTCGGCAGAGTCCGCGTGCGATCGCCACCGCCCCGCAGATACAGGTCGTCAGGCTACCCCCCTCGGGAAGCTTGGTCGGCCGATGCCGGCGAGCCGCTCGAGCGCTGCCTTGTGCATCGACTTCATGGCCAGCTCAGCGCCGTCGTTCGCGGGCTGGGCGAGTTGGAAGGCGTCCGCTCGGAAGACCCGCTCGCGCGCCTCGTAGCGCCCAGTGCGATCGACGAGGCTCGTGAACTCGTGCCAGGTCATGGCCTCAGGCGGATAGTGCTTGTAGCGGTCCAGATAATCCCCGACCATGTCGACGAGGCTCGGGGGCTGCTCCGCCGGGACCTCGCCGCTCACGCGCCCGTCAGCACGGCCGATGCGGGTGCCGCGGGGGCCACGGTAGACCCGGGCGTCATAGTCCCCAGACGGGCCGCGGTACGCCCTGGCCGCAGCGCGTAGATGAAACGGCTGATCAGGTCCGTCAGCTCGAGCATCGTGATCTTCGGCTCGCCCGACGGCAGCTTCCCGAGTTTCTCGATCAGCGCCGCCTCGGTGATGCCGGTCGCCTCCTCGAACTTCGCCCAGAGCTTGTTGAAGTCCTCCTGCTCGAGCGTCTCGGAGAACTTGTAGAGCAGCGCCTTGAGCGTGAGGCCGGTCCGGAAGCCAATCAGGTGTCCCGTGATCGGCGCGCCGTTCGGGAGTTCGAGTTCGAGCTCAATATAGGAGTCGCGTGCGTCGTTGTCTGGCATGAGTCATCCGTGCCGGCAAGGCCGGCGGTCTTCGGTGAGGCTGACCCGGTCGCTGGGGGACTGGGCCGGAGGGAAGCGATCCGGGAAGCGGCAGCCCTGGCTTATAGCGGGCCGCTCCCCGGGGTCATGCGGTCAATCGAATTGCAGCGTCCATTGCTCAACGAAGGCGTCAAGGTCCCAATTGGCGAACCCCTTCGCCGCAGCGAACCGATGCTCCGTGAGGGAGAGGTTCGTCGACACCAGCTTGATCCGATTGAACGCGACGGCCGGACCGAAGGTCATCAACAGCGCCCGGGTTGTCCGGGCCTTGAGATCCGCCATCGGATCATAGGTCGCGAGAGCGATCTTCCGGAAGTTGAGCTTGAAGCGCGGGTCCGTATCACCGTAGTCGAACCCGGCAATTCCGTCGAGCGCGTTGCCGGACTCGAGAAGTTCGGGGTCCATTCCGATCGGGTCGAACTCGCCCGAGAGCCAGTCGACCGCCACGCCGCCAACCGAAAGGCCCGTATTGACGCCAGCTACCGGTTCGGTGGAATCGTATACGAAACCGCCCGGCAACGCCGTCGTCGCGGGATCCGCGAACAGCATGCCGAACATCACGAACTCGTGGATCGCCACCTCGCCGACGGCGAGCGGCCAGCGGAAGCGACCGCGACAGTCCCCAAGCTTGAACAGAGCGCCGCCAGCGTAGGCATATAGCGCCGCCATCTCATGCGACTGCGAGGCCTGCGTGTACTGCCAGAGTGAGGTTCCGTCGATCTGCGTGAAGCCGCAAGCGCGGAACAAAGGGTCGGCCTCGGGCGGGACGTCGGAGCCAGCCCCGCGTGCCTCCCAGGCCACGGTAATCTTGCACCAGCGGCCCCGTGGGAGCGCTGGCTTCGCGCGGGAGATGGTCCCGGTCGCGACGGCCTCGCGCATGTTCTTCCACTGGTAGTCGATGACGATGTTCGACCACAGCCTCCGGTTGATCCGGACGGCGTCGGTGCCGACGACCGGCACGGGGTCCGTAAACGGGGTCGGCTGGATTTTGGCCAGGAGACCGTCGAGCCGTTCAACTTCTGGCATACCCTACTCCTCCCGCTCGCGCTGGTGGACCCTCTCCTCCGGCGGCGCCTCGAGGCACTCGCCCGTCTCGGCGTCGTAGGATCCGCCCTTGGGCGCCTCTTTGGTCGGCTCAGTTCGCAGCGACTTCACCTCTTCCGGCACGGCTGTAGTCTTTACCTCTTCCGGCACGGCTGCAGTCTTTTTCTTCGTTTCCATCTGTTGCCTCCTAGACTGGTTCGTCCCGATCGGTCAGCGGGAAGGTCACGCGCGCGGTCCTGTACCATTTCCCGGCGCCGTCCTTCTCGTAGCCATCACTCAGGTCGACGCGCGCGGACCCGACCATCTCGGCCGCGCCGAAGACGCCTCCCGAGCCGCCGCTGTTCGGCATCTTGTCGACGCAGCGCATCAGCGCCTCGGCGGCGAGCTCAGCCTGGATCGCGACCGCAACGGGATCGGTCCCATTGCAGAAGTAGTCGAGGAGGACAGCATTCACGTTGTCTCGCCAGCCGGTCCCGACCTTCGCCTGCGTGTCGGCACCGCGGCCCCAGATGCTGATCGTCGGCTTCGCCGCGCCAAGCGTGATCGACTTTCGAACGTCCTGTCGCTTCTCGATGGTCGCCGTCGCGACGATGCCCGTCAGGCCCGCCTTGCTCGCGATCACGGCCGCCATGTCCGTTGCATAGTTGGCGAGGATGATCTCGTGGGCCTTTTCGACCGCATCGTATATCACTGGCCGAATGTCCTCCGCAGCTGCGCCTCGAGGCTCGCGATGATCTCGGCCCGCTGGGACTCAAAGGCGTCCTCAACCCATGGATTGCCGGGAACGAAGCCGATCGCGCCGGCCTCTCGCCGCGCCTTGAGGCTCGCCCGCAGCTCCGCCCGGCGCTGCCGCTTCTTGCCCCGCGGCGCCTGGTCGATGGAGTCGCGGCCCGGCCCGCGCGGGACGATCTCGTGCCCCTCGGCCACGAGGTGCGCCACGGGGTCGCCAGAGCCGACGAGGACCTTGACGCCATTGATCAGGCCGGCCGATACCGCAGTCATCCGCAGGCCGAACCCCGCCTGTCGCAACTTTCCGGTCTTGCCGACCGGCGCCCCCTCCTCGAGTACCCCGAGTAGCGGCTGGAACGCCTCCGGGAGGGCGCGCTGGATCTCCTGCCAGACCTCTTTCCCGTTCATCCGCTCGAGCTCGGGCGGGATCTCAATGACGACCGTCTCAAGGTTCGGCATCAGGCCGCCAGGCTCACAATCTCGTGCGTCACGAGGTCAAGTATCTGCCGCGCTCCATCAGGATCGGAGATGGAATCGATCTCCCAGCGCCGACCGATCTCCTCAACGCACATCTTGACGGTGAAATCCGCGCGATACCGGATCCGGAAGACGGTCGCGCCCTCCGCAACTAGGCCGGATCTATCCGTCCCGCCGAGGTCCTTGCGCGAAGCCCAAACCTTGGCGACGAGGTTGTAGGTGACCTGCGCATCCCCAGCGGTCTCCGTCGGAGTGGTGATCGAAACGAGATGGTTGAGACTACCCGCTGCTATCATCAAGTCCTCTTATGCGAGAACGCCCGCCCGATGCGCTGGGCGGGCGTCCCCATGGTCCTGCTGCAAAGCCGCCCCGACCTAGTCGGTAATGACCGTCGGCGGCGTCACCTGCGGATACCGCGGCTCCAGAATCGCGACCGCCGCAGTGAGGTTCGCTACGTTCGAGGCACCCGTGGTGATCGCGATGCAGTCGAACCCGCCGCCCACGTCAAGCGCCGCAGCCTCGATCTGGAAGGCCACCACTTTTCGCTTCACCGCAGCATCGGTCGTATACGACGTGCCGTCCGCGGCCCGCACAAGCGCCTCGGTCGTCACCTCGTCGAGACATGCCCAAATCGGGACGACGTTCGCCAGCACCTTAGAGCCGGTGCCAGCGACCGCCGTCGCCTGCTTCGGCGTCAGCGCGATCGTAGCCGCATTGGCCTGGTCCATGTAGACCAGGATCCACGCACGGAGCGCGTCCTTCACGGTGATGTAGCGGCTCGTGCGCCCCGCCGCGTCGGTCGCCGGTGGAAGAAGCCCGACAACCTTTGCCCCTTCTGTGAGATGCAACATGTCCTTCACTCCTTCCCGGGAGTCCCCGGGGACTCAGGGTTACCGGGTCTGCAGCGTGACGATGTTCGACAACGTGTTCGTACCCTTGAACGGCGTCAGCGCCGAGTTGAGCCATGACTCACCGTCGACCGCGAGCATGAAGCGGAACGCGGTTTCAGCGAACTCGAACCGGACGTGGATCGACGTGGCGTACTTCAGGCCGGCCGATCGCACACCCGTGAGGTACGTCTGCAAGTTCACGAGAATGACGTCGCCCTCGGTGGTGAGCGACTGGCAGTACTCGACGAACCGGATGGGGCGCCCCTTCAGCGTGTTTCGCTCGGCGTTGTAGATCATGGATGCGAGGCCACCGACGTTCTCAGACCCCGCCACGTTCTTGATGGAGGTGAAGAAATCGTCGAGCGTGGGCTCCACATCCACATTCATCAGCCAGACTGCGCCCCCGCGGAGCCGGGGGTGCATGCGCGCCCACATCTTGTTCGCGTTGGCCTTGAGGAAGGTGCCGCTCGCCTGGGAAGTTTCCTTGTTGACGACAACCTTCGAGCCCGATCCCATCAGGCCTTTCGGCTGGCCACCCCCGATACCGTTCACGATCGCGTCGCCGATCAGGAAGCCCAGCTCGTCCTTGGCGGCCCGCGAGAGGAACTGCTCGAGCGCGGCCGCATTTTGCAGCGCCTTGTCCGTGCAGTAGACGAGCACGGCTAGCTCTTTCGGCTCGATCTTGATCTGGCGGAGCTTGGGCTTGGACTTCGTGATCTGGTCCGCTTCGTTGATCCAGTAGCCCTGGATCCCGCCGTAGCGCGAGCCGTTCACGCGAGACGTTTCGGCGTTGGCGTTGAAGGTCAGCGACTCGCCCTCAACGGAGTACTGATCAGTCTCGCCGATCAGATTATCGGCTTGTGCGTTCAGGCCATCCCAGATGGTGGTAACGAACTGCGGTGCCACCGCGAATCCGCCCTCCGACGGCACCATCTGGTTCATGCCGCTGGCAGCGGCGAAGAGGCGTTTGTCGAAGGTCATGCCCGGCGAGTAGGCCGCCCGAATGGCCTGCATTTGCTCGCCGAAGGTGAGCCAGGGGCGATCGGCTTCGCGCTCATGTCCACCCGTGACGACGAGCTCGGCGCCTGGCTGAGCGGGGACGGTCGCGACAGCAGTCGCTTTTCGCTCGGCGTCCATCACGGACTTCTCGCGGTCGATCGACGCTTCGAGGTCCTTCCGGACGAGGTCGAGCCGCTTGTAGTCCTTGTCCTGCTCGGCCGTCAGGATCCCGTTTGTGGCCTCAGCCGCTTCGAGGATGGCTTTCATGGCCACCACCGTCTCGCCGTGCTGGGCCTGGTACTTCTCCAGTCGCGTCATGCGTCCGCTCCGTGTTGGGCGGGCCTTGATCGCAACCGCGTGATTGTGGGGAAAGACGAAAGCGGGCAAGGACACCGCGCCAGAGTGTGTGCTCTAGTCGCTAAGTCCCCGCCCGCTGCCGCGTAACGGATGACCGACGTCGATTTTTACTGCTGGTGCCGTCAGGGACGCTGCCGCGTCCACCTCGGGCGTCAGACCTTACGTTAGGAGATCTCCGTCCGGCTGTCAAGTTCTAACCGTCGGCGAAGGATATCAGCTCGGGGCCCCGTACGCAGCGTGACCCGTTTGGCGAGTCCCGCCAGGGCGTCGTCGAAGCCGCCGACGCGATCGGCAAGATTCGCTTTCACCGACTGTGTGGCGCCAAGCATGCGGCCCTCGCCATAGCCGTTGCGCACGTTGGTCTGCGTGTCGCGCCGGCCCGCGGCCACCGCCTTCACGAACCAGCCGTAGACCTCGTCGACCCGCTGCTGAATGAACGCCTCGAACTCGGGATCGAGGGGCTCCCACTTCGCGCCCTCGAGCTTGTACTTCCCGGCGCTGATCGCGCGGACCTTGATGCCTTCGCTCGCCAGCTTCTGCGACCAATCCTCGTGCAGCATGTACACGCCGATCGAGCCGACCTGGCCAGAGGGAGTCACGACGACCTCGTCGGCCTGGGAGGCGAGCCAGTACGCCGCCGACGCGATGAAGCTGTTCGCGAATGCGGTGATCGGCTTGATGCCGCGGGCGGCCGCGATCTTCATCCCGAGCTCAGGAATGCCGTCCACCGTGCCACCCGGCGAGTCGATGTCGAGGAGGATGGCATCGACCTGCGGGTTGCTGAGCGCCGCGGCGAGCTTCGCACCGATCTGGTCGGTCGATGTGCCCAGACTCTGGGGGTGCTGCGCGATCATTCCGTAAATCGGGATCACCGCCACCGTGGTCGGCGTAGCCGCTTTGCCCCGTTGCGCTGGCGTCGCGGCGCCGAGCTCGGCATGCAGCTCGGCGCCATCGAACGCTTCGCCGCCGAGCTTGCGCTGGAAGATCTGCGCGAGCTTGACCAGTGTGTCGTGCTCGAGGAGGACGGGTTGAGAGAGCGCGCGGACCAGCTGAACGATCTGGCTTCCCATGGACTACTCCTGTCGCGCGGCCGCGCCGGCTGTGAAAGTCTCCTCGAGGATTTCCGTAATCTCGTCCCGCCGACGCGCCAGGAAGTCAGGTACCGCGGCCGCGATCAGGCCCTCGGCTGTCCGCTGAATCGACCCGGCCGCCTCCTCAAGCACCCAGTGCTCAAAGCCAAACGCCTCGCCGATCGGTGCCAGGACCTTCACGACGTAGTCGCGATGGGCGGCGTAGTACTTCGTCACCCAGGCCGCCCACTTCACCGTATCCGTGGCGCGCGCCGCTCGACGGCCGACATCATCAATCTCCCGGCTCGCGATCCGGTGCACCGCATCCGCCAACAGCGGCGCCGGGATGATCCGAGCCTGTTCCTGAGGTTTCGGCTTCGGGTCCGGCTCCTTCGGTCCTGTCCCCGCGTTCGGGGCCGCACCGGTCGGCGTATCGAGATACTCCTCCCCGCCGCCATCCTTGCGGGGATTCATGTTGTCGCTGAGGCGCCACTCGTCCGGGTTGATCACTCCGTTCCGCCGCTTGATCTCGTTCACCTGGGCGCGCTGCATCGAGTCCCCACGCAGCAATCCGTCGAGGTTGAACTCGAAGAAATACTCCTCTTGCTCCTCGGGCTGCAGCAGATCCCGATTGAGTGCCTGTTCCCAGCGCACGATACTCGGTAGCATCCCGTAATTGATCCACGCTTGTGTCTGCTGCTCGATGCCCGTGCCCCACGTCGTGGACTTCTCCTCGAGGCCGATCATAAACAGCGGAATCCGACCGAAGAAGCGAGCAATGTCGGCGACTTGGTAGTTCCGGGGATCGACAATGAAGCCGTTGTCGTCATGCTTGCCGAGCTCTGTCGCCGTCATGCCGCCCCAGAGGAACATGGTCTTGGAGCGGTTACGCCAGCCGGCGTAATTGTCGTTCACCATCTGGCGATAGGCGGCCTTCGTCTTCTCGTCCGGGTTCGTCGGCAAGCTCAGCGCGAGGCGTCCGGTCGCGTCATTGCGGAAAAAGCCCCCGACGAAGGCCTCAGCCGCGGCCGCAACGGCGATTGCTTCTTGGGCAACCACCGCGCGCCCGACGGCTGCGAAGCCATCCTGCATGAGGTCGCGCACATAGAGCACCTCATCCTGCAACAGGATCTTGGACTGGCGGGTGACTGGATCGATGACCTCCCAGCGCAGTCGGTTGCCATCGAGGAGCTCGGTTTTTGTGATGTCACTCGTCTTGTACGGCACTAGTTCGACGCGATCGCGACGGGTATGGATTTCCGCCAATGCGAGCCCGCTGAGGTTGACGCGACTTTCGCCCCGGGTAAAAAAGTCGATCGCCGTATCCTGTCCGTTCGGAGTTTGGCGCGCGGTGCGGTAACAGCGGTGCTCCTTCGCCCGCTCGCGACCGCCATTGTCTAGCCGGCGATAGAGGTGACACGGAAGCGTGCCGATCGTTTCCGCCTTCAGGCTCACACAAGCGAACACGGTCGAGATCCGCATCACCGTCTCACGGGTGATTGGATAACCGGCCGCATTGCTCGCATCCCAGGAGTTGTACGGGGTCCAGAGCCGCGGATCATCGAAGGGGAGCGAGCCCTGATCAGCGCGCAAACCGGAACGCTCGAGCGTCGAGATAATGCCCACTTAGGGCCCCTTCCGTGGGAGAATCCGCGGCAGAAAGACGCCGAGGAGGGCCAGCGCGACGCCGAGGCCGATCGTTGCCCACGGCCGCGAGAGTTGCGCCGCGCCCCACGTTGCGAGCGCGAGCCCGATGTAGACGTGCACGTCGCGCACATCCACATCGGGACGCGGAATGCGGGGAAATCGGAGCCAGGAGGGCCGCTTCATGCGAATTCCATCAGGAGCCCGCCGTCGCCCCAACTCTCGCGGATCACGCCGTCGATGCCAAAGATCGTCGCCACGGTGCCATCGATGCGCTTCGACTGGCGTTTGGGCTTCACGGGGCGGATCCGGCCCGCATCGTCCCGTTTCACGGATACGTTTTCCATGTTCCAGCGCAAAATCCGCTGGCCGTCATGGCGCACGCGCTTCGCGCGGATCAGCGACTCGAAAACCATGCTCGGCTCGGAGAGATATTTGTAGTTCTGTAACAGCTCGACGCAGCGAAACCCGGCCGCCAGCAGATTGATCGCGATGGACGTGGCGAAGGCTGGGTCATACTTGAACGTGGCTTCCCGAATCCGGGGGAAGCGCTCGGCAATCGGGCCGCGGATATCGCGCAGGATACGATTTTCGTCGATCATCGGCCCCGGGGTCGCCGTCACGAGCCCCGCGCGCACCCACTGTTCATAGGGTACGCCATCCATCTTTTCGTGCTCGCGCATCGTATCTTCGGGAATCCAGAAGAATGGCACGCACGTGATCGCAAAATTGAGCGACAGGACCCGTTTTTCGGGCAGAGCGTCCCCACCAACCACTTCGACGTCGAGCGCCGGCTCCTCAAGTCGCCGGGGGAACGTCAACACCAGCGACGCCAGATCGTGCTTCTGAGCCATGTCAAAGCCGGGGAATACCGGCAACTGGAGGAGCTCCGCATCCGTGAAATCACCGCGGCAGGCATCCCACCAGTCGATCGGAATCCATGCCGAGGCCTGATTAACCCATCGATTCCCGTGGAATCGCAGGAAATCGTTCAGTTTCCGCGGCTCAACCTTGGCTTCCTCGCACTCCGCCGCGATGCCGTCGACCTGGACGGTGATACCGTAGCCGGGGTTCACGCGCGCCCAGACCTTCGGATCCTTCCAGTCATCCTCCGGCGTCATCTCGAAGATCACCGGCAGGCACGATTCGTCCGGGATTTTGCCGCTCAGCACGCCTTTCGCGTACTCGTACTCCTCATAGCAGATGCCTTCGTCATCGTCGCCGGCATGCGTGATCATCAGCAACAGCGGCTGGCGTCGCTTCACGAGCGACTTCTTCAGCGCCTCGTACAGATCACGGTTCGGCTGGGCGTGGAACTCGTCGAACAGCACGCCGTGCGGGCGGAATCCGTGTTTCGTCGACGCATCCGAGGAGAGCACGCTGTAGGCCGAGCGACTCGCCGGGTGGTAGATCGAGTCGCGCCGCACCTCGCACATCTCGAGCAGCTCCCGGGATTCCTCAACCATGATCTTGGCGTTGTCGTGAACGATCCGCGCCTGTTTGGTATCGGCCGCGACCGCGTAGATCTCGGCCCCTGGCTCGTTGTCGCAGAGTGCGAGATAGATACCCGTGCCGGATGCCCATGGGCTCTTGCCGCCTCCCTTCGGAATGAAGGCGAACACTTTACGAAATCGACGCATGCCGTCACCGGCCCTTTTCCAGCCGAAGATCGGACGCGTGAGCAGCAGTGCTTGATAATCCATCAAGTCGAAGGCTTTGTGCGCGAATTCCCCGATATGGTGCGTCAAATAGGCGGGGAAAAAGTCTACCGCCTTGTCGGCCGTCTTCGTGTCATAGAAGTACTTCCCGCCATGCGACTCCCAGCGACTGCGCTCCTCACACCATGTCGCCTGGATCCGGATGCTGGTGCCAGGCCAACGATCCCATGGTGCGGGACCATCACCCCACCACCCGCCGGCAGGCCGTTTCGGCTTCCCGGATCGCCGCGATCGCGTCGCCGTGGCAGTCATGTACCGAAAAACCGCTTCCGCTTCGCATCAGGCTTCGATTGCGACGGCGTTTTGATGCGTGTGCGCGCGACGGGATCGAACCCGAGATCGCCCAGCAGTTTGTCGTAGCGCTTACCATCTGCCGTCGTTAGCTCGTTACGGCGCGATTTCGCCCACAGCTTGGCCGTTTCCTCGAGCTTCGGACGTTCCGCTTGCGTGAGCCATATCTGCCCAAGCGTCGCCAACTCGCGCCAGCGCGCGCGCGCTTCGGGACCGAGGTAAGACGGAGGCTTCCCGACGCCCAATGTCGGCTCCGGCTCGCCCTCGCGATCCTTTTTCCGCTGCGGATTGCGCCGAAACGCGCCGCGGATCTCGAGGATCTTTGTCGGTGTGCGTTTACGACCTCTCACGAAATCCCCATATGCTCAGGAACGCCAATTCCGTGGACGTGCGCGCGAAGGCTTCTGGTGGTCTTGGGCGCAGGGCGCCAGAGTTTTGATGCCCCCCCCCTACTCATAGCGAAACTCATGCAGGCAGCGGTGGCTCGTCATCAGCCGCTCGTAAATGGGCAGGTTGTTCACGATCGTCCCGGTGAGCGTAGGCTCGCGGTGCGTGTACATGTCGGCTGCTGCCTGCTTGATGGCCATGCGAATAAGCTCCGGGACTTCCTCACCTGTCACCTTACCAGCCACATAGGTGATGATGACCGCATTCGGTACAGTTCTCGTCGCTGGCCACACTTGGTTAGGAGCGAGATGAATGCGTGCTGGATCGGATGCGGTATCCACCACATAGACCGATCCACTGAGCACAATCGTATTCCCATCCGCGTCCACATACTGCAGTTGCGTCACACTGGTGAGGTAGGGTCCATCCTTAGGTGCTGGTCTGGGCAGCAGGATCTCCCAGCAGGGGAACGCATCTAGGCGTAGTACCCATGTTTGCGCCGTGAGTGCACGAGAGAGCTCTTTCTCAACTTCTTCCTCCGCAGCGAGAGCGATGTCCTCGATGCTGTCATTCTCCTCGTCCCATGTCACCCGCAGGTAGTGCTTCAGCTCATCAATGCCGACGACACGAACGGCGGGGGCAACCGTGCGCACGAGATTCCAGGGGATCGCCGCATAGTCCCTCATTGCTCTCCTCCGAACGCTTTCAGGTAGCGCCATCCCTGCGGTGCCGGCGCGCCTGTCTTGGCTCCCTCTTCACGCAGGCGGATACCGAAGAACAGATCGCGCCGCTCCATCGCCGTCTTGAACGAGTGACACGCACCGCGGGGGCCGATCGGTCCGGGCGCGCCGCAGAGTCCTTGTCCATTCTCATAGCTCCAGTCATCAGCACTAGGCTTCCGGGGGATCACATGATCCGCATGGGTGCTCGGCACCGCGCCACATCCACGGCAAATGGGATCTCGCGAGAGAATGTCCTTACGCCATTCCCGCTGTTGAGCACCAAGACCTCGCGCAGTGCTCGATCCTCGCTGACGCTCGCGCGCACGTTGATGCTCGGGACAAGGCCCGCCCGTCGAAGGATTCGGGCAGTACGGACTCGCCGAACAGGTCTTCAGTGGCGCGCACGCCATCAGCTGCTCGCCTTCGGCACAACGGTCACATAGATGTAGCCGGACGTTGGGAACACCGCCGGCCCGCCCGAGAGCCCCGTGACGGTGAACTGCCCGTAGTAGACGCCTGGCGTATCGCTGTCCACACCCGCCCATAGGTATTTCACCATGCCAGCAACTGCGCTCACGATCACCACCGGTGCCGCATTCACCTTCACGGCGCCCGTGCGCTTGCGCTTCATGCTGAACGTCACCGTGCCACCGCTCAAGTCCTGCGCGCTGCCATCGCCCTTCGTCAGCGTGGCCTCGAGCGCCGGATTCTGCGCACCCTGTTTGATCTGGAAATGCGAATCACTCACTGCCGACTCCGCGCAACGGCACCTAGATAGAGCGACTGGCCATGCTCAAGACATGCGCTATCCCCTTCGGTAATGTCGGCCGCCCTGTGTGTCCCGGCGAGGGCGAAGGCTCTGGAAGCCATCATCAGTTCGCCACATCCGCGGCGCTACGGCCCGTCTCGTCCCACACCGACCCAGTCCACATGAAGTGGAACCAACGGTGCTGTCCGTTGGCGATTGCTGGCAGCACTGAACCGCCGCCCTGTAGCCGGTAGTCCCCGCCCAAGGTGATGGCCCCATGCGCGCCGCCAGAGATGTTCGCAATGCGTATACGCATCCGCCGCCCGCGTGCGCGCTGCGTGATCGCCGGGTTGTTGATGGCGAACGCAACGCCGTCTGTGATCGAAATCTGCAGGTCTTCGGCCCGCTGCGGTGATGGCGTGATTGACGTTGAGTACGTCGCGCCAAGCAGGAAGTCGGGCGTCACGAGACTAATACCGTCGTAGATCACCACGACGGGGCTCCCCTGCCAGACCGTCACCGAGTTGATGCGCGGTGCGACGTAGACCGATGTGGCAACGAAGTGTTGCTGACTGAAGGACGGCGCATCGACGATGCCGATGTCCGCGTGGTTCCCGTCGCCCGCGACGAGCGTAACCCACTGACCGGCCCCGAACTGCACGCCGATGAGGTTCGGCTGGCCGTTGACGCAGTTCCGCACCACGATCCGGTTCTTCTGCCCGCCATCCATCGACACACCCCTTCGGCACCAGTTCGCATGCTCGAGCACGACGGTGTTCTCTACGCACGGGCCATCAACGATCTGACCGACCACCGATCGATCGTCGATATTGACAACCGCCTCGCATGAGTAGGCGTTCTCGACGTGCACGTAGTTACGCTTGCACTGGCCGAAGAGCCACACACCGGTGCCCACGTGGGCGGTAAAATTGCCGACGGCCTGGACGTTTGCGAGGATACGGCAATCCTGTACGGCTTCCAAGCTCGCGCCGCCATGATCCCAGTTGCGGATCTCGACCCCCGGCCCGATGTACAACCGCCGCGCCCAGCGAGCTCGCACTCCTTGCGGGTTTTTGTTGTCGTCCGCGCCATTCTGCGTCGCCATGTTCCCATCGATGACCCCGACGCCTTCGAACCGCACATCCAAGGCCCCGATGAACGCGGGCATCGCCGTCGCTGCAAGATCCATCGTCGCCCGCGGATCAAGCACGGCGTCGAGCGTGATGCTGTCCCCGGCAATCGCCGACACCACGAACGGCTCGTAGATAGGACGTTCCACAGCTGTTGTGTCCGCATGGGTGGTGGCGGTCGTGCCGCCATAGCCGCGCGTGCAGCCGAGAAAGTGCGTGGCGTCGACACTGGTGTACTGGATTACCTCATCCTCGATGCGAATAAAGTTCGCTGCATTCGCATTGCTCGTCGGGAACCCCGCTGTCGAGACGACCGTGATCGAGGCCGTTGCGGCATCGATTCCGCCGCCGACGTTGATCGTCGTATTGTCTTTGCAAAGGTACGGCAGCCGCCCAAGCACTGCGATCGGTGACCCAGCCTCGAGCGCCCCCCACTTGGGATCGCTCGGTACCGCCTTCGTGATGATGGCGCTGCCGTCGACCAGGGCGACCGTAACGTTCAAATCTTGGTTTGTCCCGATGATGTCGAAGCCGTTGATCGTGTCGACGCTCGGCGTGAAGGCCGAGCCGTCGGCTTTCGCCGACATAAAGTGCGTTCCCTCCATGACGATTGTCGTGTGCGACCGCGGCCACTGTTTTACGGCCAGTCGCACATCTTGCGGCCCGAAGAGCAGCGTAAAGGCGACCGTGGAGTACGCAGCCAACCCGGCGAAGACATCAACGTCAAGGACGATCGGCCCGACGAAGCCGCGACAATCGACGACGCCACCCGTCGCCGCGAGCGCCGTGATGGCCGCCTGAATCTGCTGGCCAGCAGTCGCCCCCACCATCTGATAGGCGAGCACCACGGCGGGTCCGAAGTTTGGCAGGACCGGAGCAGGATCAGCGTCGGGGTCGTAGCCACTCTGGGACAGCAACGTCCGCAACGGACCATTGACGATATCAGGATAAAGCGGATCATTCCGCGCAGCAGCGCGCTGTCCATAGGTAATCCAGGGAAGCGCGCTCATGGATCGATGAAAAAGTGCAGGCCATCAAAGGCGAGCACCCCGTCGAAGAAAAAGCCTCCGAACACGCGATCCAGCTCCGCACCGCTCCCGCCCGAGACAGCTACACCATAGGCTCCGCTCACTGACACGTTGAGCCCAGATTGGCCGAGCTCGGCGCCTGGGACGGCGGATACACTCGCGCTTGGCGCACCAACGAGCACAACGCCGTAGGGTGGACGTCCGAGCTCGGTGAACGCCACGAAAAGCTGGCCGCCATGCAGGACCACCACCATCGGCTCACGCCGGACCCGGATCCGATCGCCCACGCGGCTGACGACGTGCACCTGCACGGGTAGCCGGGTCGGGACGAGCGACGTGCGGCTCGGCCGGAGGTACACGATTGCGGCGCGTCGGATGACGGGCAGCCGCTCGGTCGCAAGACTGATGACATGGATCTGCGGCGCTGGCTTGGCGGCCACCACCACCGGCACCAGCGCGTTCCGCAACACCACCACGTGTGTCGGGGGCGTCCGATGCTGTTGCAGAATGATGTGGAACTGCGGGGCCAGCCGATCCGGGACGAACGACGCCCGACTCGGTCGAACAACGACGACGGTCCCATGGGTGGGGGCGCGCTCGAGCGCCGTGACGATGTGGATCTGCGGCGCTGGCGTCGTAACGACTGCAGCAGGCGCCGCGGGTGTACGCAGGAAGAGGACATCCGCGTCGCGGCTCGGATGCTGAACCCGGAGCACGGCAAGGCTAATGACATGAATCTGATCGGCGGGAACAACCCTGAGCGGTGCCCGCAGGTAATAGACGTGGGTCGGCGGCGGGCGATAGGCATCGGCTTGAAAAACATGGATCGGCGAGACCGTCGCCGCAACGACTGCCACGGCAACGAGCGGCGCCCGTAGGAAGATGGGCGCATGGGGTTGGCTGCGACCGAACCGGGCCATTCCTACCGCTCCATCGTCAGCAGATTGCGCGACACGTCGGGATCGACGACCTGTTCGCGGGGCAGTACCTCGACGTGACGGCTAAACGCCAAGAGCACAGAGCCCGGCACGAGAGTGCGACCGGACTGGCGCTCCACCGCCGCGATTCGGTCCTTCGCGTGCGCAATCATCGGCACCTGCCCCATACGGGCCGCCCAATGCAGCGGGAAGACGACGCACACCTGCCGCTCTTCCCATTGCGCCACGGCGACTTGGCGATCTGGCTCGTCCCAAGTCACCCACCGTGCGGCGATGCGCACGGCGTCACTCCTCGAATTCGAGGTAGCCGCGGACGTTGACATTCGCCGGCGCGTTGCAGCGCAGCAACTGGCCCTTGCCTGCGCTCGCCCCGGCAATCGTCCCGACCTGCTCACGCCCGAGCGGGAACTGAATCACGAGCAACCCGCCGTTCGGCGTCACGAGCCAGTGCTTGATCGGAGTCACCGTCGTGGGCTCGGCGGAATAACTCTCACCCGCCGTCGCGATCGCGGCATCACCGCCGAGCGGGCGAATCGGCGCCGGCGTGGGGCTGGTGCCCGGCGTTCCCGCAGCGCCCTGCGTACAACCGCACAGCTCGACGAGGACCGGCACGGCGGAGGCTGTGACGCCATCGAAGCCCGCGCTGAGCTCGCAGATGACGGGACCGCGCGTCCCGGCGATCACGTTCGCGATGGTCTTGGCGGCCCCGCCCACGAGGGCCGTGGCGGCGGTGGCTGTTTTTACGACGTAGCCAACTGACATCTCAGGACTCCTGACGTAAGAGGTTCACTACCATACCGCACTCCGCACTACCGCTTGGCGCACGATCACGGGCTCGGACTGAATGGCGGCCGCCGCGGCCGGATTCGCCTTAAACGCGATCGGCACCTGCTTCGCGTCCGCCGCTGCACTCGACCAATGACGATTGCGGAAGCCCGTTCCCGCACCTGCCGCGGCGGCCCCGCGCCAGCGCGTCCGGGTCGTCTCCGTGATCTTCGCCCACTGGCCACTGGCGCCGTCCACGACGCTCACGGTCGTCGCGGGGTCCCACAAAACGTGGTAGCCGCCGGACCGCGCGATGGCGTTCGAGGTCCGCAGCATGAGGCCGGCGGTCGTCGTGACCTGCCCCGCGTAGAGCATCGCCTTAGCCCATACAGGACCGCGCGAACGCCCGGAAGCTTCCCGTCGTCGTGCTATTGGTCTGCAAGTACCACGTCAGGGCGCCGATGTCCGTACCATCGGTGTCCAGCTCCGTGAGGCCGTCGATCTGCACCGTGCTGTCGCGCTCGACGTAGATGTTCGCCGCGATCCCGGGCAGATACGCCAGCGGGAACGCCAGATTCAGGGCAATGACCCCAGCCGTATGGGCGGCGGAGAAGGCAAACGTCTCGACCGACCGGACACCGAAGTCACCCGTGGCCGTCCCAAGCCATGGGATGAGACCATTGCCGCCGGTCGGGATGAGACGGCCCGTGATCGCGGACGCCACGGAGGTGCCCGTGTCGGAGACGTTCGCCGTGTTCCCATCCTGGTCGGTATAGCTCGTGAGCGAGAACGTGCCCGTCCCCGTCCCGAGGGCGGTGGTGATCTCGAACGTGGCGAGGACGCCAGCGCCGAGCGTCGAGCCGTACTGCCGGGTCTGCGCGACGGAGTTGATCGTCTGGCTCGTCGCGATCGCGGCGTTGATGTTGCCGCAGGCGACAAGCAGATCGACGAAGATCGCCCAGTCGATCGCCGAGGTCGAGTTGAAGCCGAGCGTGAGGAGGTACTTCTTATCCGCGCCGCTCGGGTTGATGAGCGAGCGCCACGCGCCCGTCGTCGCGCGGGTGTGCACCGCGCCGCCCGGAATGTTCGTGTAGGTCCCCGCGGCCGGATCGCCGCCTTGCCGCCAGAGCGACGAGAATGCCTGCGCCACGGTCGTGAGCGTGAGCTTGGACATCGTCGCGTCGTTCGCCTTGCCGTTGGCGCGCGCGTTGATGATGCCGTCGTAGGTGGTGATCGCCGCCGCCAGCCGCTTCGCCGCGGCGACGCTCGGACTCAGCGGCACGTGATCGGCCGCCGCCACGGCCGCGCGGTCAGGATCGAACAGCTTGCCGGGAAACGTGCGATACCACGAGTCAGATCGAGGCCGGAGAACGAGGCCCTGCCGCAGTGACCAGAATCCTTCGGCCAACCGCCCCAAATGCGAATGGTCCCACACGTGCGGGACGGGGCGATAGATGCGCGCCGCCGAGAGATCGAACTCGAGGGCGAGCCCGCGTCCCCAGAGCATGCGGCCCAGCTTGACGCCGTTCGGCGCGATGAGCCAAGACGTTAGACGATCCCCATCCCATCCCGGTGGCAACCGCCGAGCCATCTGTGCAGCCGTCCCCAGCACGACCGCGAGCGCATCAGGGTCGTGAGGCTTCATGGTGTCCAGTAGGGCGGACCGCCCGCCTGTCGCGCGCTCGCGGTCGCCGAGATGATCCGCGCGATGGGCGCGCCGAGCGCATCCCACGTCACCACGACGAGGTCGAGCGCCGAATCAAGCGATGCCGGACCCTTCGTATGCACTTGCGCCAAGCGTTCGACGCCATCGCCGTTGATGTAGCGCACAAAATCACCCCGACTAACGGCCCCAGAATCCCCGCGCGGGTCCGTCGTCCGAGCCGTGTCGGGCGGCAGCTCGGCGCCGGGGCCCGCAGCCATTATGAGATCACCTGACATGTGAGGGCGTGATATTGGGCAGCACAGCAAAACCTCCTGAAAACGAAAACCTCCGACGCCCGTTGGTGCGGGTGCCGGAGTGCCGTGGTCGTGGTTAACTCCCCTCTGAATGTAATGCTTAACGCATGATGCCGCTTTATTCCTTGCGCTGCCGGGGTAAGATGGGAGGGTCATCTTCCCCGGGTTTCCATGTCCCTTTGAATTCGAATTGCACGCGGCCCGAGGGACTGCAGTTGACTGTCATGCTCCCGACGAATCCGCGGCGCCGCATTTCTTCGATCTTGCGCAGGATCAGCTGAAATTCGGTATCTGCCCCGCTGAGGCCAGCACATTCACTCATTTCTCAGGCGCCTCTCCGGTGGCGACCCCCCAGAGTTCAACGTCGTCTGGCGCGAGCCCGAACACACGGTGGCCTTCGGGCAGCAGCTCACTGTGGAGACTGCCGGGATTCTCCTCGGCGCGCACCGTCACCTGAAGGCACACGCTCCCATCCTTGCGCTCCCCGAATGAGTAAATATGTCCCTTCTGTCCCGTGGACTTGATGCGCACCGGCTCCCACGGGGGGAAATGTTCGGCGATGACCCGCACATGCTCAGGGCGACCTGCGAGCCATTCGTGCCATGCGATTTCTCGCTCGTCGGGGCTCATGCGTGCTCCCCGGTCCTGGGTGGTGCCTCAGGTGCTGGGAGCGGAGCCGCCACGTCAGCTTCCATTGCCAGCCCCGACGCGAGTAGTGCGAGAGCCCCGATATAGGGCAGTACCTTCACGGCCCAGCCAGGCGAGCCGTCGCCGTCCACATTGCGCTGGAACACGCCCACCTCGAAACCTTCCAGCACCTTGGCAATCGCTTCGTCCTTGGTCATTGGTCCTCCCGGGTCCCGCGTGGGGCCCACGGACAGTCGGTGCTCGGGGCTTGCGGTTGGAGCGCCTGACCGAAGTTCAGTTGCCGCAGCCAAATGCGTCCCGTGAACAGAACGCGAAACCGTTCACGCCATGTGAGCGCCCACAGCGAGATGGTCTCGCGCTCGTCGGTGTACGCGGGCAGCGGCAAGTACGGGGGCTGATTCGCCGCCCAGACAATCGTCTGTTCGGGAAACTCGATCGGCTTCATGTTCCGCCCCTTAAATGTTTGACCGCTTCCTGGGCTTCAGCGCTGCGCATCCACGCCTCAGCCTCCCAGTCTTGGGAGTCGAACTCCCCTGAACGAGCGCGGCGGGCCATGTCCCGCAGTCCGTGCTTCGCCGCATCGTTGGCCAGTTGCATAATCGGCGCACCAAGTGGCGACTTGAAATCGTCGTAATAGCCGCCACGCGCGCGGATCACCATATCGGCTGGCGCTCCCGCCTCAACAAGCGCACTGGCCAGCCTATCGCTGGTGGCAGTTTTCTCACTCATGGTGCTGGCTCCTGGGGGGTCTCGCGTGGGGCGGACCCCAACGCCGCCCGCGCTTGAACGATCAAGTCGTCGAGACTGTCGTCGTGACCATACTTCGCCAGATACGCGGCGCTCGTCATGGAATCGCCGTGCCAGTCGATGAATCGCTGGAGCAAGGCGTGGAGCCCGTCTGGGGCGCTCGCCACACAGGGGCCTTCGGGTTCGGGGTCAAGGAGCACCGTGGACTTCCGCCCTTTCGGATGCACGACGCCGCGCTCATCGATTTCGATGATTTCCTCTGGCGATTCCGCGCGGGGCGCGTCCCCGGAGTCGGGCAGCGAGACGCCACGGACCAGCCCCGCCTTGACGTGCGACAGCCGCAACTCAACTTCGTTCGCTACCGCGTCGGGGCGATTCAACTTCGGGTGCAGCCACCCACCGCTCGCGCCGCGCTGCAAGCGAATCCAGCGCACCGTGTCGTCGATCAGCGCG